TCCTATCAATTATTTCTGGTGTATTGTTAGTTTCGTCACAGACTACTCTAAAGTCTTGGCAACCTCTTCTTGCTTGTACGTCTCTCAAGAAAGGATCCACTAGATTTACAAACTGTGATCTTGTGAAAGCATCATTGAATTCAAATAGAGTAAACTTAGCAGCAGTTGATATTGCTTTTTGAAGAACAATAAACAACCTTCTAACATTTATTCTATCAAATGCACTTGGTTTAGCTAATAATGTTTTATCACCAAACAATACTGTTCCTTGACCTGGGAATGTAACAACAGGGTTGATACCATTCTTGTAAAGTAGATCTCTTTCAGCTTTGTTTGGATTAAAAGCTAATCTTGTAACATTTTTCATGACACCCCTGTTAAACCCAGCTGGTGAAAACCAAGGATCTCTAATAGAATCAGTTCTAACCATTAGACCCGCTGTATCTCCATTTGCTGGAACATATCTTTGAACATCATTGAATTTATCATATTGGTATTTCCATCCACTATCCATTACTGCATAGCTAGATGAAGTAATTGTATCTCTGAATGCAACTATATCTTCAGCTTCTTTACCTGAGTAACTGCTATTTCCTACTACATCAGCTCTTTCAGGAGAGAAAACCATCATACAATCTCTTCTTGATTCAACTACATTACCTACAATATGTTCTACTACTGTTCCATTACTTGCACCACCTAATATAAGTGATACATCAACATCTTCAGCACTTTTGAACTTATCATAACCTTTTATTAAATCAGCATTTCTTGGAGCAGCTCCATCTCTACCATATATCAAACTATCGTTTGCTGGTAAAGGAGCACCATTGATAGAAGTAGATGCTTTTGAACCTGAATTAGTATGAGCTGAATTATGAGCAGCCCAGAAGACATATTTTGAAGTATTGTTGATTACATCAACATAATAATTACTTGTACCATCTTCATTTTTAGCATCAGATGCAAAACTAACTCTTTCGAATTTTTCTAGTACAGTGTTTAATGAACCAGACCATTCTCCGTCTTCATCAGCAATTACTATATGTGCTTCATCACCATTACCACCAGAAGTATTTGCATAGTCTGATGTTCCAGGTGGTTTATCAAAGAAACCATGGAATTCCCATCTTCTTTCTGGAGTAACTACTGAAGCATTGTGGGTACTATTACTAGAACCTGCACCTACTGAATTACCTGAATATTTTTCTGTTAAGGTAAGTGATGTTCCACTTCCTACTGCAGCAACTTTTCTTAATTCTTTATCTGGACCTAATACTAAAATATCTCCAACCTTTACTTGAGTTGTAAAAGATGTACCTAAACCTACTACAGTTTTTGATCCATTTACAATAGAAACATTACCAGTTAATGATGAACTGTATGCATTTGAACTACCACATACACTTACTTTTAAACTGTTTCCTAATTCTCCTGGATATCTTCCTATCCAGTTACCTACTCCCGATATACCTGATGAATAATTATCATCATAGTCTTGATCACTTTTAACTAAAGTGTTCTTAGTGTTTGCAGATGCACTGATAGCATTTCTTCCTGCATCAACACTATTTGATCCGGTTTCGTTAATAACTCTTACAGTAAATAAAGCATTACCATAAGCTAAAAAATTTGATGCAACAAAGAAATCTGTTGCTGTATTACTTGTTAATGGTTTCTGAAAATTACCTACTAAATCATTCTCTGATGTAATTAGTACTCTCTCTCCTACTGGCCCCCATCTAAAATGGCCTGCGTAGCCAGCCTCAGTAGTTGAGACAGCAGGGATTACAGTAGTAAGATCTGTTTCTGATACATTAACACCTGGTGAAACTTGAAACGCCATTTTTTAATTCTCCTACTAAATTGACAGTTATATTATATAACTCTTTATCAATTATTTATAATTTTTTAGATTTAACTAAAATTGTCTATTTTTACACTAACCCAGCGATCGTGTGGATTCTGTAGTGCATCATCTTTATCTAAAACTTCACTCTCACCATCTTCTCTAAAACCAAATGGTAACATCTGATCTTCGATCATTTTCATCTTTTCCTTATATAGTTTTTCTCTAATATCAGTATCAGTTATTTCTTTAAAGTATTCTTGTCTTGCTATCCAACTGAATAATACTGTACACATAACTAGATCATCATGTTGACCATCTTCAGCTTCAAAGCTAGCACCTTTACCTACAAAGCTACTTAATTCACTAATAAGATCAAAGTCTGGTATAATTAGTTGATCGTTTTCTATTAGATCTTTTAAGTTACTACAACCTATTCTTTTTACTTGTTTAGTTGTTTTAACTCCTAATGTTCTACCACTATGGCTACCAAATCCACTTGATACTTGTTGTCCAGCTCTACCCATATGAACAGTTGTCATTAGATTTTCGTATAATAAATCGTTATGTAGTATGTCTACGACTTGTTGACCTATATCATTAGTCTCGACTAGTATAAACGCGTCATTATAGTGTTTACCCGTGTTCTCAATGGTATTTGGATAAAGTAGTGGACTTACAGTCTTGTCTCTAAATTTGGCAACTACCTTAAATGGTTGTTGTGTCACATCAAATACTACAAAAGCACTATAATCTAATCCAACACCTCTTGCAACATCAACTGTAATAACATATGTATGATCAGGTTTAGCTTCTTCGTAAATACTCATTGTTTCTGTTGTTTTGATAGGGTAGTCAAATCTCATTGCTCTTAGTTTAGTTGAACTAATAAGAGTATTCATGGATCCTATAAATTCACATTCAAACTCTTGTCTGAATTGTTCTTCACTTGTATTGCTTATAGTCTGTTCTTTCCACTTCTGATCTCTACCTGGTATTTCATCCCATCCAACTTCTATAGGAGTATAACCATTCTTCTTATCAACAGAATCTGACCATAACTTGTAGAAATGATTTAATCCATTTGGTGTACTGACTATAAAGACTTTTGTTGTTTTACCAGATGATATTGTAGGATAAACAGAAGCAAAGAAGTTTGTTGCTATATTATTACTTACGAATGCAAACTCATCTAAGAATATTAAGTTGTAGGATCCACCTCTTATTGCACTACTACTTGTTGCACTAGCTACAATTTTGGATCCATTCTCTAATTCTATATTACCCTTATTCCATACTATAATACCTTGTTGCAACCATTTTGGTAAATGTTCATATGCTAATTGGATCTTACCTAACAAGTCTCTAGCTAATGAACCTTTGTTAGCTAATATAGCTATACTTTGATTATCTGTAAATAGAACTAACCACAACATATAAGCTGTTACAGTTGTTGATTTACCAGACTGTCTAGGAAGTTTATTTACTACAAATCTATCTCTATTGAAAGTATTGACCATCTTAGTTTGAAAGTCATACATTTTAAAAGGTACTAAACCTTTATCAACATTTACTATTTGTATATATTTCTCTATGAAGTAAACAGGATCTTTTGCACATTTGATATACTCCTCTATTTGTTCAGGAGAATATTCAATGTTAACATTACCTCTTTTTAGATTAGGATTACCTAAGTAATTTTCGCTACTCACTGTCTTTTCTTTTATTAATAAATTTTTGTAGATCAGCTGTATTACCTACATACAGCGAATTGTTAACTGTTTTTGGTCCTTCTGTTATATCTTTGTTAATAACTTTTATTTTTTTTTGTAATTCTAATAAATCTTTATTCGTATCACTTAATGTTTTAACTAGTTGACTCACAACTTCAAATGCTCTAGGATGTTGTGATTGTTGTGCAACATCTACCAAAGTATTCAAAGACTCTTGTCCTTTTTCTATAATAGTATATAAGTTTTCTCTAGCATACTTGTAGTCTATATCAGCTTCACTATCTTCTTTAGTTTCTTCAACCTTTTTAGCAACAGACACTTCTGTTTGTTTTTTTGTTTCTGGTAAGTTGAATATACCTTCCATATTCTTTTCAAATTGAGTCATTATTCTTCTCCGTCAAGATTTATCTCATAATCTATAGCAAATCCATAATTATCGTTAGCACTAATATTAGCTATATTAATACTTTGTGCACTATTAGCAGTTGGATTACCATTAGCATCTAATCCAGGAGTTATAGTAATTTTTTCTAATCTTTTACCTTCTTGTAACTCTGTATTAGCACTATTGATAAAGTCAACCATAGTTCTTTTAATGATACCAGATTTTTTAACAGGACCATAAATGTATCCTTTAACTAAAAAATCTAAGTTGTATATTAGACTTCTTCTAGTCTCAAAATCTCCATCATAAGCATCTTCTGTTGTAACACTTTGTAATACAGTTGGTACATCATGTTTAATATTCATCTCTGGTATAATTTTTATTGTAGTTGTCCATTCAGGTGTAAAGAATGGAAGTATTTGTTCTAATATTTGTACACCATCATCAGCATTCTTAACAAATACACTAAGACTAAAATTAAAGTCATAAGGTACTGGAGTGTAAACTGTCTTAATGCTATTATTAGAACCAGAAGTACCAACAGTGTTTACTCTTCGTTGAGTACTACTTAATTTTCTTTCAGGCATATATTGCATACCTGTCATCTCAAATCCCATTCTAGGTAAACTAACTTGAGACTGATTTGTAAGTTCTGGATCCTGAGTTATTCTGACTAAGAACTTTTCTTTAGGTCCATAAGCTATTGGAACCTTTAGAGCTTGAATTCTTTGTCCAGCTTTGTTAAATCTTTGTACAATTATATCATTGAACAATGTACCAAACATTACAACATATCTTCTTATTACTTGATTATAATACTGATGTCCAAACATTAATACCT